CCCGTCTAGAGACATAGCGTAGGACGGACGCTACGCCCCGCAAGATGCGAAGTGGCACCCTTCCCCACTCGCACCAGTAGCGGGGCGTAGCGTCGCTTCAGGAGCGTCTAGGGGCATGCTCCGCGCGATGACAGGGGCGGCACAGCGGGACGAGCTCCCCCTGGACCCCCTGGCGCAGCTGACCGGCGAGCTGCGTCATGTGGTGGACCTCCAGGGGTCCGTCGCTCCCGCAGACCGCGCAGCGAGCTCCGGCGCGCACGGCACGGCTGCGATCCGTCCAGGCTCTCGACGAGCGATAGCGCCGCGGCGAGCAGCTGCGGCAGCTGCCGCCCTGGCCGACGGGGATGAGCGTGCCGCAGCCGATACAGGGCGTCTTCATCGTCGCTTCCGCAGCTGGTAGTCCCGCCGACTCCGGGCACGCTCTTGCTCCAGGTGGGCGGCACGGTAGCGGCGCGATGCGATGCGCTGACACTCACGGCACCGACCGTCCCCGTACCGTCCGACCACGTCGAGCGGGTGCCCCCATACGCAGTGTTCGGGGTGCGCGCTGGCAGGGTGCGGGGACCAGTTGCAGTACGTACACCGGTCAGTAGACGAAGACGGCAGGGGCGGGCTCCGCGGTTCGTGAGGCCTCATAGGCCAGGATGGCAGCTGTGGCGAGGTCCGTATCGCGGGGGCGCCTGGCATCGCGAGCGATGAGGTCACCCTGGGCGGTGCGCTTGGCCACAGCGTTGAGCATGTGCGCCTTCAGCGCTTGGCTGCCGTCGTGCGTGATCTCACCCTTCAGCACGGCAGCGAGGAAGGCGTCGGACGCCGGCCCCATGCGCGCGCTGCTGGCACTGTTCCACTCCACCACCACGTCCTCACCATGGTGGGCCGCGAGCTCCTGGAGCTCAGAGCGCCAGTGCCAGGGGTCCGCATACATGGCCAGGACGTGAAAGCGGCTGAAGGCCTCATCGATGGCAGCGACGACTTCCGCTCGTGGGATGGGCGTGCCGTCTCCTGGCCAGTGGCCGAGCACGACGATCCGGCCCGTCGCGGGCTCATGCGCTACCAGCGCGGTGCTATCGCGGGACACGCTGCCATCGAACCCGAGCGAGACCAGGGCGCCAGGCTCCAGGGGCGCGGGCTCCACGTCCAGCGCTTCCCATGCGTCCCGTGGCATCCAGGCCGCCTCATGATCCGTCCAGAGCCCGAGTCGCATCTGGCCGAAGCGGGACGGGGGCATGGTCGCGAAGTCGTGCGCTACGGCACGCTCCGTCACCAGGTCACCGAGTATCCCGCTGCACCTGGCCTGCTCGTGCTCTCGTGCTGCGGAGCATGTGCACCCGTAGGCCTTGCGCCAGGTCCGCACGTCCGCAGGGTCATCGGTCGGCCCTGCTGCGTGCTCCAGGTAGACCAGGTCTGGCGGGGGCGTGGCCGAGAGCGAGAGCGAGCGCAGCTGGTACATCGTGTTCGGGGACGCGTCGGAGTCCACGACCCCGAGGCCCGGCGTGCCGAAGGCGATGAGCCGAGCCCCGTCGTGCTTGCCAAGCGAGGTCTGCATGGCCTCATACGTGGAGTGGTCGATATAGCCGAGCTCGTCCATGAGGATCATCGTCGGCGCCTCTCCGACGATGTAGGGCTCTAGGGCTGGCAGGGGGCGCATGATCGCGCCCCGCGTCGGGAGCTCCGTCCAGGGCTCCGCCTTGTTGCGGTAGATCATGGCCGCTTCGCTCAGCCGCTCGCTCGTCTCGATGATCCGCACGGCACGGCCATAGGCGCGCATGGCCGCGCGCATCGATGTCCCCAGAAAGAGGACTTGCGCACCGGGCCGGCTGAAGACCGCTTCGACGCCTACCGCGGCCATCCATCCTGTCTTCCCCATGCCACGGGGGCCGGATATCACGATGGTGAGGGCGTCGGTGTCCAGGCTCTCCCGCAGCCATCGACGATGCACGGGGCGCAGCTGGTAGGGCTTGCCTTCACCCCGGCCCATGGGCACCAGACACTCGGTCTCGATGAAGCGTCGAGCTCGCGTGGAGGGCTTGCCCCTGGCGTACCGGGTGAAGATGTCCGAGCGTACCGGGGCGTAGGTCGAGCGTCTGCGCGGTCTCGCTGAGAGGGGCATCGTTGCCGTACCTGTGCAAGGTTGACCATCGCCGGCTACGGCTGAGGTTGCCGTAAGTGTGCAGAGTACACTGTAAGCATGGGATTACTCGACGGCTTCCGGGCCATGGTGCCCCCATCCGAGCCGGTCATCGAGCGGAGCGAGGCCGAGTACGATGCCTGGCTCACGCAGCTGGCCGCAGACATCGCATCGCGTCAATCATCCTTCACCCTCTCCGAAGCGCTCCAGCTGCCCCCGGTCATCCGCGGGGTGTCCCTCATCGCTGGCATCGGGGCCGCGATGCTCCCCCTGGCCTACCGCAATGGCAGCGCGATGCCCACACAGCCCCGCATCGTGCGCAAGCCTGACCCCTTCGGCACGCGGTACTCGTTCCTGCACCAGACGCTCGAGGCCATGGTGGCCGACCGGCACGGCGAGGCCTTCTGGAAGCTGGGCGACTGGGATGAGCGCGGTAATCCGCGGACCGCGATGGTGCTGCCCAACGATGAGGTCCAGGTGACCTGGGACGAGCGGCGCTTCCTGCCGCGCTACCACTGGCGGGAGCGGGAGCTCCAGCGTGATCGTGAGATCAAGCACATAGCGCCTAACCGGCGCCCTGGTGAGCTCCACGGGCGTGGTCCCATCTTCGAGGCGCTCGACTATCTCTACCCGATCAAGGCCGCGGAGGATTACGCGTCGTCATTCTTCAGCAGCGGCGGGCTGCCGATGACCGTGCTTCAGACGCAGCAAGCGCTGACCAAAGAGCAGGCGGCAGCCATGAAGGCGGGATGGATCGAGGCGCGCGACAGTGGCGGCGCGGAGCCTGCCGTCATCGGTGCCGGGGTGGATGCGACCTTCCCCGCGACCAACCCCGAGCAATCCCAGATGACCGAGGCGCGCGGCGCTGGCGCTGCCGTGGTGGCGCGCATCCTGGGTATCCCCGCGGCGTTGCTCCACGTCGAGACGAGCGGCGCCACCATCACCTATACCAATCCGGCTGGCGCCCTGGACGAGCTCGTCAAGAGCACGGTACTGCCCAACTATCTCACCCCCATCGAGCAGGCCTGGAGCGAGTTGCTACCGAGCACGTCCGCGGTGCGGTTCGACCTGGGTGACCTCCAGCGCGCGGACGTGGCGGGGCGGTTCGCGGTCTATGGCCAGGCTATCGGCTCTGGGATCATGACCGCTGAAGAGGCGCGAGCGTATGAGGGGTGGAACCAGACCAACGAAGAGACCGCCCATATCTATGACCCTGAGCCCGCGGAGGTGACCGGATGACCGACGAGCTGACCCGTGCCGCGCCTGATGCGGTCGAGCCTGGCGGCGACGGCAGACGCATCGACCTCCGGCTCGTGTCGTGGGATGACGTGGCGACCCGCACCGATGAGGGCTACCCGGAGCAGCTGCTCCCCGGCGTGTTCAGCGGCACCGACCCGTCACGGGTCACGCTGGAGAGCCAACGCCACGGGGGAAGCATCGTCGGAGTGGGCGAGGCCATCGTGGAGCGGACGGACGGGGCCTACGGCACGTTCCGGGTCGCGGAGACCACGGCGGGGGACGAGCTCCTGGCGCTCACGCGGCCAGGTCCAGCCGGAGAGCCCCCAGTCCTGCGGGACGCGTCGGTCGTGTTCCGCCCCCTCAAGTCACGCACCGGGCCGAATGGCCTGGTGCAGAGAGTAAGCGCGGACCTACGCCGCGTAGCCATCGTGGAGCGCGGCGCCTATGCCAGTGGCTCCGTCCTTGCAGTCAGGAGTGAACCAGTGTCAGAAGACGAGCAGACGACTCCCGAGGTCACCGAGCCGGTCGTGGAACGAGCCGAGCCGGTCGACCTCTCCCCTGTCACGCAGCGACTCGACCAGGTCGAGCAGCGCATGGCCGAGCTCGCCACCATCGCGAGCGTGCCGCAGGCGACGGACGCGCCTGAGATCATGCGTCACGCGACCATGGCCGACTACACCGCCGCGGTGTATGAGGGCAAGGCCGACCCGCAGGAGTTGGGCGCGCTGCTCCAGCGCGCAGCTGCCGAGCAGGAGACCGGCAACAACGCGGGCGTGATGCCCCCGTCCTGGATCATGGACGTGAAGCGCATCGTGGACCTGGGCCGCAGGGCTATCACTGCGTTCGGCGGTCCTCGCTCGCTGCCGAGCTCCGGCATGTCGATGTCATGGCCGTACCTGAATAGCTCCAACACGGTCATCGGTTCGCAGACCGAGGCTGCCGAAGCGACCTCCGCGCGAATCGATATCGCGAAGGCAGACGGGACCGTCGAGACCTGGGCCGGGTACTCGATGATCACGTATCAGCTGCTCCAGCGCAGCGAGCCAAGCTACCGCGAGGCCTACAATCGGATCATGTTGGCCGAGTGGGGCAAGGTCACCGACGCCGCATTCTGCGCGGACCTGGAGGGCGCGAGCGGCACCACGACACAGGTAGCCGGGGCCATGCTGGGCGACAACGTCACCATCCAGACCTCAGCTGCCGCCGATGACATCATCGACGCCTCGACGCATGGTCTGAGCAATGGCGACGCGGTCGTCTTCACGGCGCTCACGGGTGGCACGGGCCTCACGGCTGGCCAGGTCTACTGGGTCATCGCGGCGAACCTGACCGCGGACGACTTCCAGGTCTCCGAGACCCCTGGCGGGTCTGCCGTCAACTTCACCGCGGACATCACAGCTGGCACGGTGGCGAAGGTCACCGACACCGGCGCGAAGTTCCGCGGCGCGCTGGCACAGGCCAGCGTGAGCGTCGAGGACGCCACAGGGCAGCCCGCGGGCATCGCGCTCGCTGGTACGGACGTGTTCCTCATGCTGGCCGGTCTGAGCGGCTTCCAGGCCACGCAGCCGAGCGGCAACGTGAGCGCTGCGGACGGGACCATGATGGCCTCGACCCTGCGCATGGAGTCGAGTGGCCTGCTCATCCAGCGCGCTCCCGGCGTGTCGGACGGCAAGCTCATCATCAGCAACCGCGAAGCGGCAGCTTGGCATGAGGACGGGCCGCGGTTCGCGACGGCTGAGGACGTGTCACAGCTGGGCCAGTACGTAGGCGTGTACTCGTACAACGTGCCTGCGGTCTATGTGCCGGCCGGTATCGTCGAGCTCACCCTGATCTAGCTCCTCCTCCTCCTCCTCCCCTGGCGGGGGCCTGGTGCCCCCTTCCGAGCCCCCGCCAGGTACACCTACCAGGAGCGCCATGCCCTACCAGCCGGTACATCAGAAGCAACTACGCCGGGGCGTCCCCGTGCCTGGGCGGACGCGTGGCTCCCGCGACTGCGGGCCGCGCAGCTGGCAGATGATCGCGGACGCGCGGACCAGGGGCCGGGTCCGACCCGGCGTGTACAGGCTCAGGCGTCGAGCGGGCGTGAGCGGTCCCCAGGCGACTAGCATCGACGACGGGCAGCGCGCGCTCAACGGGCTCCCCGTGCCTGGCCGCAAGCCACTCAAGGCCTGGCGCAAGCGCAAGCTACGCGACCTCAACGCCGCGGTACGCGCTGGGCGTCCTGCCATGGTGGCCATCCACTACGGCCACTGGAACAGGACGCAGGACAAGCGCACAGGTGATCCCAACTTCACTGGCGCGCACGCGGTAGCCATCCTCGATGAGCGGCGCCGCGGCGCTGGCATCGAGTGGCTCCTGGGTGACCCGCTCGACGATGGCCGACGCAAGGGCATCGAGCGGGGCGCGCGCTGGGTCAAACGCAAAGACGTGAACGACGCCGCCCTGGCGCTGGCCGGGGGTAACCGGAATGGCATATGGGCGCTCGTCGTGGGAGGTGCTGGTGAGCGCTGACGCAGACGCAGACGAAGGGTTCGTGGCCGACCCCGGCAGCGGAGACGATCCATACGAGCCCCAGGACGCTCCAGAAGCGACGGAGAGCGACGAAGATGAGGACTGAGCCCGTCTACACCATCGGCACCGTCATCACGGCTGTGGAGGTCGCTGTGGTGGCCGTGCTCACGGTCGTGGTCCTGGCTGCCGGATATGACCAGGACGCACCGATGGCCGTGGCCATCATCGGGGCGGGCTCGTCGCTCACCCTGGCCGTGGGCAATGTCATCGGCTACTGGCTCACGCGTAACCGGGTCACTCCCGCATGAAGTCATACGCGAGCGTGGCCGACCTCAAGGCCCGACTAGGGATCACGGATAGCAACCATGACGACGAGCTCGCGCTGGCATTGGTCAGCGCCACGCGATACATCGACCTCCGCACCGACACCGACGCAGTGGCAGACGACGACTGGACGGGCAACGCCGCCGACGTGGTCGTCGAGAGCGCACCGAAGGCGTCCTACGTGGCCGCCACGCTCGCCATGGCGGTCCGCATCCACAAGAGCCCGGATGTCCCCTTCGGGGTGGCGGGGATGAGCGACCAGGGGATGGTCGCTTATGTGCGCCAGACCATGCCTGAGGTCGAGCTCATCCTCTTCGGAGAGACACTTACGCCAGGAGTCGCCTGATGGCCGTCACGCATAGCAAGACCCTTACCGGCCCCGATGGGGTCAATCCTGACCGAGCGCAGCCGAGCGACTGGAACGACGATCACGACGTAGACCTCTCTGACTACGCGGGGCCGGACCTCCCCGGCACGGCCATCCCCGCTGACCACGGCGGGAGCACGCATGCAGCCACGCAGGCGGCAGCTGAAGCGACGGCAGCGGCAGCGAACACGGCGGACATCGCAGCCCACGCAGCCATCACCGACGCGCACCACGCGAAGTACACCGACGCGGAAGCGGTCACGGCGGTCGAAGCTGAGGCAGACCTGGAGCTCCAGGACGTGCAGGCCGACGCGGTCGAGGTCGGAGACGCTCAGTCTGACGTCAGCAAGCCGCTGACTATCGCGCGGGACGTGAACGGCGGCCACGAGTTGCTGGGCGCGTACTTCGCCTACGACAGCGCCTATGGCCCGCGTATCGCGTTTTACAAGGCCCGCGGTGGCCACGGTTCCCCGACGACCGTTTCGGACTACGATACGGTCGGCTACCTCACCGGCTATGGGTACGACGGGTCGGCCTTCCGCGCGGCGTCTGCTGTGAACTTCTCGATGGCGGCTGGCGTCGGCGGGGCGTCTGACTTCCCGAGTCGCATCTACTTCCAGACGACTCCGCAGTCGTCGGGCAGCATGCGCAACATCGCGTACTTCGACTCCGACGGCAGCCTTATTCCAGCGACCGATAGCACACACGCGCTGGGCGCAACGTCGAAGCGCTGGTCCACCGTCTACACCGACGCGATCAACTTCGGGGACTCTGACCTAGACCACTTCTCGACGGGCACCTGGACCCCGGTGCTCACTGCGCAGACCCCCGGCGACCTCAGCGTGGCTTACTCGACGCAGTCCGGACGGTATACCCGCATCGGTAACCTTGTCACGGCCGAGTTCACCATCGTGACAAGTACGTATACGCACTCGACCGCTAGCGGCACGCTTCGCGTCGCGGGCCTGCCGTTCACACCCGCGAATGCAGACGTGACCGGCTCGTGCGTCGTCGGCAATCTCAACACGTCGGCGGTCGCCGTCAACGTGGTGCCGGTCACTGTGGTTTCCACATACTTCTACTTCCTTCAGACGCGCGACTCCGCTACGCCCCTAGGCCTCTACGTCACCGATGGCACTAGCGGAAGCTCTATCTCCATCAAGGGCACCATCACCTACACCGTCTAAGAAAGGGAACCGATGGCAACAGTCAACGTCGAACGCCACGCCTGGAAGAGTCTCGAAGCGGACGGGCGCTATGGCCGCGTGGTCGTCATCAGCGACACGGTCTATCTCGACCCCGATACCGGTGGCGTGCTGAAGCGCAAGCGGCACCGCCGCCCCATCGAGCCCGACGCGGATATCAGTGGCGAGCCCGCGGTGATCAAGGCCGTGTGCAACGCCATCCGCACCGACGATGCGCTGGCACGCTGGGCCGAGTCGCAAGAGGACCAGGAGGTCTAGCGTGCCAGGCTTCAGCGCGCTCGCCTTCGACCCGGCTGGTTTCGAGCCCGTGGAGACGGACGCGGTCGCTGGCCGTCGCTGGTTGTCAGCGCTGCTCGCGAGCGATGCCATGCTGGCCGAGTGGTCGCACTACTCCGAGCCCCCTGAGCAGCTGGTGGCAGGCCCATGCGTGGTCATCGTGCCGCGGAGCCCCTATATCACCTGGGGCACGTATCGCACGGGCACAGCGCATATGACCGTATCGCTGCTCGTCCCGCGAGGCCATGGGCCAGCCATGGAGCTCCTGGAGGATGGCATCGGGGTCACCCGTGCCGCGCTGGAGGCTGAGTCTCGTGTCGAGGTCTCCGACACGGTCGACATCGACACCCTCGACGATGTCGGGGGCGCTCAGTACATCGTCGCATCGCTCAATGTGAGCGTCACATAGCCTGGAGGTCTCCCCGTGATCATCAAGTCCCCCACCATCACGCTCGACTTCACCGGGGCGAGCCCGGTAGACATCAGCGACTACGTCATCAGCGCGCAGCTGGACGTTGCCCACAGCGCGGTCGATGATCGCACGTTCGGTGCTCCGCACGCGTCGGACGCGGTCAGCGGTATGCACCAGGTAACCCTGCTGATGCGCTGGAGCGATGCCCTGGCCGCAGCGTTCGACACCTACACCGATACAGACATCGATATGCTGCTCACGCCTGAGGCGTCGGGCGGCACCATCGGTGCCACGGTGCGCTACGCGAAGGCCCCGCTACCCGATGAAGTGAAGATCGGGGAGCAGGCCGAGTGCACGCTCGTCCTGGCCGTGGTCGATGAGGTCGACTGGACGGCGGCACCCTAGATGGCCGTCAGTATCCTGGACCTCACCGGGGACCAGACGGCATGGATCGAGGATGAGGTCGGTGTGCCTGTCGATGACTGGGGAGCGGCGCCCAAAGGGCGCCTCTTCCCGCTCATCCTGGCAGCTGCCGAAGGCACCGACACCCTCACGCGGGACCAGCTGCGCAAGGACTACGGCAAGCGCCCCTTGGGCGAGCTCCTGGAGCTCGTGAGCATGGACGAGCCCGAGGGGAAACAGTCAGCCGGAAGCGGGTAGCGGAGCTCGCCAGGATGACCGGCTGGACGATGAACGAGATCCGCGCGCACCAGTACGGTGACCTGGTGGCGATGACCGACGTGCTGGAGGACGAGCGGCGCGCTCGTAAGCTGGCGCGTGGCTAAGCAAACCGACTTCGGGAACAACGTCGAAGGCCTGCGCGCTGCCATCCGTCGCCTGCCCAAGACCTCCAAGAAAGAGCTTGGCAAGGCGTCGAAGGCCATCGCTGGCGACGTGGCCATGGATGCGCGCACGAAGGCCGCGAGCCAGGCTGGGCGGGTCGGTGGCTGGGCGCTCCTAGGCCCGACCATCCGCGCTGGTGGCTCGTCTATCCCCGAAGTGAAGATAGGCGGGAAGCGCAAGATCAAGGGTCGCTCGCGCATCAGTGGCGGTCGTCAGACGGTCGGAGACCTCTTGTGGGGCCTGGAGTTCGGCGGACGTGCTCGACCGCGTACGATGCAGTTCCTCCCGCATCTAGGCCAGACCGGGTACGCGCTGTGGCCGACCGTACGGGCACGTAGCGAGCAGACCGGGCAGGACTACAGCAAGGCCCTACTCCGGGCGTTGGAGGCCATCTGATGAGCGTTGACCGCATCCTCCAGCTGAAGCTCATGGCCGATGTCTCGGACATCAACCGCAAGATGGACGGGACATCCAAACAGGTAGGCAAGGTCAAGAGCGCCTTCGGGGGCCTCAAGTCATTCGTCGGGCCTGCCATCGCTGCCGTGGGCCTCC